ATTTATACTATCTTCTATACCTGAATTTAAAACACTTGATATGTTGTCTCCTGTAAACCAGCTAGACATATTCGTGTAGTCTCTTGAGGCTGTAAAAGTCAATTCTAATAAATAATTTCTTTTTGCACACGATGTTTTACTTGTGCCTTGCCTAGTCATCTCAATACTCATTACTATTCTCGTTCCAACAGGTACATCATATACATCATATACATCAGTTAAAGGAGAAGCAAAGTCTACAGTTGTGAACAGTTCATACGCAACAACGGGAAATGTACTAGATTGCCTTGATGTTCTTACATTATTAGATGTTGGACCGACAATAGCGTCAGTTGCTTGTACAGATGCAAAATTACTTGCATTAATTTTCATATATGTCCCCCCTACAACATCAACCTTAGTTCCTGAGGAATCAAATATTTCTAAAAAACCTGCTGTTTGTGTTTGTTTTTCTAAAACGGTTGCATACACACATCTATTTAGCGCCCCCCTCGAATCTCCTTTTACAATCAATCTATCTCCAGTTTCTATTTTATTTGCACTTTCACCATCTAATAAAAAATAACTTGCTTGAGTCGTTGGGTCATAATAGTTTATGTTACTATAAATAGTATCATAGGTAGTTGTAGTTGGTTTTATAACAAATTTATATTTAGTAGCCCATACTGGAGCAACTTGAGTAGTAGGTATTTCTACTTGAATAAAGTTACGTGAAGCTGAAACACTACATGGTAGATTAACGGCATTAAAAGGGCTTACTTGAGCCGTAGAAGCTCTATTATAATCATCCATGTAAACCATTCCAATTTCATAACCTCTATTACTATGCAAGCTTCCTACTGAAGGTGTTTCTTGAAACCTTACATTAACCTCAACTACCCTCCAATAAGCATATACTGATGAAAATGAAACTGGGTCATTATACAAGGCAGCGTTTAATTGTATTCCAAACCTATTGGCGTTTCCTTCTAAGGGCGGAGGCAACACTCCTAGAGGTTCTCCCACGGCAGGCGATGTGCCTGTAGCATTGGTACGTCCTGATTGATTTAATGTGTTAAAATTAGTATCAAAAGCCCCTGGAAGACTAATATTAAAAACATCTGTCATTGTCCTTCCGTTTCCAGCATTAGCTACAGTTTGAATTGTAGCAGACGTTCCTATTTTTTCTTGAAAATCATCACTTGCTACCAAGTCAGCCACTGTATTATAGCTATCAATTAGAGTATAAGACCATGTAAAAAAGTTTGTTGCAACTGGCGGAACTGGCGTGGGTAATCCTGTTGCGTAATTTGCGGAATATCCATATCCAATATCAAATGTTAATGTTGCACCAGGAATTAATTTATTTTCTGGCTGAGCAATACCTGATGGTAAAACTGATGTTAAATCAACATAAAAAGCACTATCGTCAATAGAGATAGTAGAACCATAAGTATATTCAGTCCCAATAAAAGAATCAGAGATTAAATCTTGAGAAGTAATTGGCTCAGATATTAAATTAGATACAAACGTAAAATTTACTTTTTTTCCTGAAGCTGTTTTAAAATCATACCCTTCAAAATAATTACCGTAAACCAACCTGTTTCCCATTAATGTTTGGGCTTTTGCAAGCTGAGGCACGTTATCATATAATCTTAATATTTCAGAATCAGGAAGAACTGTAAATATTTTTCTATCTGTAAAAGCTATTGTTCTGTCTTGATTATCAGTATACCCTTCTTGCTGTTTATTAAAAGTTTCTACAACTTTTATTGCATTTGAATCTGCTTCTTTAAAAAGTATCTGCACATCTTTAACTTGACTACTACCCGTGTTAAAAGTAATATTACAAGCATTTTTTGTGTTAATCATCCCTTCATTTAAAAAACTATTTGAACTAAAATTAAATGGCCCTGGAACAAATGAAGGTTGGCTAAATTGAGATATAGCAGAATATTCATTATTTGCATATTTATATCTATATGCAAAACAAATAAACTTGTTCTCTAAATACGCATCTGTAATACTAGGCACGTTAAATGGTTGTATTGTAGGAGCACTAGTTGGTGGTTTTTTAATAACTAAAATTTCATCTTCATTAAAATCATCTGTTAAAACAGCTGGTCTGGGGTCACCATAATTTCGGTTTATATTTACTACTCTTGGAGCATTATAATTATCAGTAAAAAATAAAAGGTTATCAATTTTATCTACACCTGTAATTAAAAAGTTAGGATTAAAATTAAGGGTAGTGTCTATGCCATTTCCATTATCTATACTAATTACATGATATATTAGTTCCCCGGTCTCAACATCAAAAGAAACAATTAAATCTAGTTTACCAGTTGCTCCTTGTGTAAATGCTGGGTCATGTACAAACCAATATATAACTAGATTAGCTCCATCTTCAAAAGCTCCAATACATCGAGCTTGAGAACTCAACGAAGTACCATCAACATATTGTAAGGTAGTTAATGGCAGATTACCCTTAGAGTTTTCAACCGCACCAATTTCAGAATCTTCAGTAGAACCAAGCCTTACATTTACAGCATTTATGTACTCTCCATTAGGGACAAGCCTTTCGTCAAGGCTTTTGTTCATTCGGCCCGCTATAAAATTTCTTTGAATGTTTGCCATTTTACTTTATCCACTTATCTTCACCCCTCATATTCATCATCAATCTACTTGGGTGAATGTTACTTAATCTGATTTTAGCATTTCTTAATAAAGCTTGTTTGTTTTTTCTAACCCTATTAACAATATACTCTTGAACTCCAAATTTACTATTTAATAAAGCATACTGTATATAAGCATAAATATAATCTTCAAATAATTTATTTACACTCATTTTAGAATCATCGCCATTTTCCATTCCATCAGATATGTATTGTAAAACACATTGTCTATTAGCCATAGTTGAATCAAAATTAATAACACCAGCTTTTTTATCAATGGTAAAAGTTGGGTTTATATTGGCTGTTTCAGTATTTAAACCATACCTAGCCCCTATACGAGAGTTGTAAATGTCACCATCACAATCAATACAATTACCGTTTTCGTCAAGAGCATTATTTTGATTCAAATAAATACTGTTTAAAGAACCATCAGTCCTTGCCGTATCTAAAGTAGAATCAACAACAGTCGCATTGTTATTTGCATCATAAGTAAAAGTAGATGAAGAAGATTGAATATAAGAAACTGCAGATTGAACTTGTATGTTTTCAGTAAGCTCTCTTAAAGTATTTCCTTGAAACAAATAAAGCTTTACCCAATTTACATAATCGGACGGAAGTACAAATCTTAAATCATCATAAACAGTTAATTCTAAATTTTTTATTTCTTTGAAAGCGTCATAGTTTAATTCTTGTATACCTCGTTTTGCGTGAAATAAAATTTTAAACCTATTTACGTTATTAACTAAACCATGGTTACCAGCATACATTAATTGAAAGTTTTTCACCACATCTTCTAAGCTCACATATTGATACGAGCCCCAATTTTCATCCGTTGGATTAACACCATCATTAGTATAATATTTTCTTTGATTTATATATGCCATAATTATAAATTAGTTTGATTTTGTTGTTGGTCTTCTAATTGTCCAAATTGAAACACATCCGCTTCTCTTATTGATATACCTGCATACTGTAATATTTTAGCCACTAAATTATTAGAATCATCAATAGGTAATTCAAAATCTTGATAGTCACTTTGTGTTTGGTCAAACAAAGGTTCACCTCCATACAATGTAACATACGTCCATTTTGGGTCTAAGGGATATCTTATATATTGAGCTTGTATATCGTTAACACCATTAAATGTATTCGGAAATACTGACAGCTCATCGGCTTCTTGAACATAAGCTGGAAACGTTATTGATGGAGATGTTAAAAGAGAACTGTTTAACATGGTAATTTTACTGTGCGAGACTTTTTCTGCCTCACCTTTTAATGCTCCTCCAGAGAAACATAGAACTTTGTTAAGTAAATAATAATCTGAACCCGTTGTAGATGCAGACGGTAAAAAATAAACGTTTTGAGTTTTTTGTGTAAGGAACGCAGTTATTGAAAACATATCTATAACCTCTTCATATCCTTTTTTAATATCAGCATATCCAGTTCCTGAAACCCTTGCGTTCTCTTCATTAATTTGCTGATTATATCTTATAAAATATTCGTCAAAAATATCTAGCTGAGCTTGTTTGGCAAACAAATTAAAATCACCAGGAGATATATATCCATAGTTATTTTTGTTGATAATTGCAAGCACAGTATTTCTTACTGAATTTATCATTTGAAAATCTTTTTACAAAGATACATAAAATAAAAAAG